TATCTTCGTTTATGATGCCGCTGTCTACCAATGGTTTGATAGCATCTAATAACATCAGGTTTCTCCTATTTTAACTTAAGGTCTTTGATAAGGCGTGTAATGCCTTCTTTCAGGTACTTCTGTACTCTTTGATCTTGTGTGGCATCACGAGCCACATCTAACACTCGGTGTCCATGACGCATATTCATCAAGCTCTCATAGATTGCTTTAGGATATGCATGCGGAGCCGAAGGCTGTGCTACAATGTCAACGGTAATGATATCAAAACCACTGACGTGTCCATTATTACCAACTTCACCACTTCCACGGCTGCTAACACCCAACTTAACACCCGAGGTAATCATTGCTTTTACAAGCTCGCCCATTGGTGTTGGTAGAATCTTTAGTTTACCGTGACCGCAAGGACCGTCCATCCACATACCTGTAATCATATGTGACACACGATCCAAATTAATCTTTAAATCATCAGGGTGATCAACTTCGCCTAGGACACTGTGTCCGCTCTTAAGTTGTTCATTAATTTGATTTACGGCTTTTGAAATTTCGGAAACAGGATAAACACGTTGGTTGGCATTCTTGACCCCACCTTCAATGAATATCCCTTCCATGTACAAACTCTTACCTTGACCGTCGCCAGAATCTTCAGATAAAACTTTGATCTGTGCGCGGTCAAAAGTAAGATTTTCTCTTAGGTACAAAGCCATATTATTGCCCTAATTAATTACCACCCGGTTCAATACTCTTCTTTTGCACAGGTACTGATCCATCGGTAGTTTGCCCTTCGCCCTTTTTAGCACTAGCTTTGTTGCTGTACCAATTTTGAGCACCCTTGTTACCGCCCGGCTTATTAACATTGCGTGTTGCAACATCAATTTCCTTGACATTCTTCACTAACTTGCCGTCAGCTTTGCCTTTTGGACTGGTGCCGTCAGGATTAGCATCTGCACCTTGTCCGCCGTGAGCGATATTTTGTGCTGTGCCGCCCATGTCGTTTTTCATATTGTCAGTAATGCTGGTTTTGTTAACACTGACACTACCACCTTTGCCAACTTCGTGTCCTTCGCTGCGCTGACCTGTGTCGCTAACTTTTTCAACATATTCGCGCATTAGGTCAATTGCTGTTTTTTGTAGTGGACGATGACGATTGGATTCATACACAGATTCAGAAACTTCTTCTTCATCTAGTTCGTCTTCCATCATTTCATATCCGCCTTCTTCTTCTTCCTCTTCCTCTTCTTCGTCGCCCATGTCACCCATGTCGCCTTCTTCGTCGTCCTCTTCGTCACCCATTAGCTGTTCAAATTCAGCCTTTAGTGCTTCTAATTCGGCTTCAAGATCCATAACTTTAGCTTCTAGATCTCCCTCTCCTTCGTCGCCCATACCCATGGGTTCATCGCCCATAAAACCCATTTCGTCATCTTCGCCTTCGCCGATGCCATCGGTTTCGTCCATGGCGATTTCGTCTACCATAGATTCAACTTGGCTTCCACCAATATCTTCTTCGGCATACTCTTCGTCCATTAAGCTTTCGTAAATGTCACGTGATTTTTCAACCACGATTTCGTGAAACAACGCACGAGCTCGATCTTCCTCGTCGTTGATAATGTGTTCAATTAGCTGTTCATATTTGTTCATTAGGAACTCCTTATAATAATATGGCTGTATTTTATTTACTAAAATACGCAGATTACGGGGTTAAATGGTGTTTTTTTGAAGGATTTAGACGGACTACATCGCTGGAGCGGCTGCTGCAGGTGGTTTGTACTGTTTAGCTACTTTTTCTAGTTTGTTTTCGTGCTCAACTTTACGAACATCGTTGGCTATACGTAAACGATTTAGATCTGCTAAAGTTAATCTAGTTTTACGCAAATCTGACAGTTTTAACGGAGTCTGATCCTGACCGTCTGATTGGTATCCAGGTACAGCGGGCTTAAAAAATTCGGTTAGTATCATACCATTATTTACCCAAATTTATTAAATTGCTGCACCAGTGGGTGCTGTTTGCGTAGGAGCTGCAACTGGTCCGGCTCCCATTGGTGCTTGACCACCCGGGGCAGCCGATCCTTGTGGAGTTTCTGCAGCCGGAGCCACATTCTCTAAATCGCTGGCTATGCCGCCTGGGCTGACTCCTACACTACGCAGAGAGGGTTCCCCGACTGGTGATAGATCAACATCACCTTGTTCTTCGGCCCACATTTCTTCGTTTTCAATCATTTCTTGCTCGTTCATACCTAGATAACGCTTCATCAAGAATCTTTTACTGAAATAAGGATAAGCTTCTAGTTGTGTAAATGTGGCAATTCTTGCGCTGTCAACGTCAGCTTGACGATATTGTGCAAAGTTTTGCGGAGGTTCAAAAATCAGTTCAAACAGTTGCCCGTCAATGTTAACCCCGCGCCAACGCATAAACAACTTAAATTCTTGATCTAATTTCTCAATTATGCTGTTTTGCAATCGCTGACAGTATTGATTAAAGCGCCATTCTTGTATAAGTGCAGTACCCACACGCCCGTCGTTGAATGCCTGAGTTCCGTCTTCTAGTGTGACTGGCAGGTAGGAACTTGGAATACGCAATCCACGGAACAACTTGTTAGTAAAGTAGCGCAAGTCTGTGATTTCACCTAGGTTGCTTGCTCCTTGCAGTGTATCAACACTACTACCGCGCCCTTCGGCTGTTACAGGGAAGAAGTAATCTTCCATTTGTGCCAGAGGATTGTAAGTGGCATCCATCATGTTGGCACCACCGCCAGTTTGCGTAGGAATACGTCGTTGACTGATTTCATTTTTGATTCGCTCAACAAATGCCATGGCCATATGACTAGGCATATTGCCTACATCAATTTTGAATACACGGCGTTCAGGCGCTCGCTGTACGCGATAGATAATGATACTGTCTTCCAGTAACTCTTTTTGTTTAAAAACTTTAAAAATGTTTTCAAGTACGCTGGTACCAAATGGCCAAAATACATCCAGTCCTTCAGTCAAACTTAAATGAACCACGTGCTCGGCGTTGATAGCTGCTTCGTTTTGTGCTCTAGAAAATCTTCCCCCGCCGGCCGTTGGCACGCTAGGCTGAACATAACTACCGCTAGGACCTCCTACTTGAGGATGATTCATGTATTGATCGCTAGTGGTTACAGCGGTCACTGTCAAATTTTCAAAATTTGGATTGATATCTTTGACTATGTACTGTTCAGGTTTTTTGCCGTCGCTTTCGTTTACAATAACCTTGACTACCTTGCTCATTTCTACCCAGAATAACTTAAAGTTTTCTGGATCTCTAATAAACACTTGGTCGCCGTATTTTATGGTATTTCGTATTATTCTGAATATTCTTTTGTTAAATTCGTTCAAACTCACCCACTGACTCAACTGTTCTTTTATAATTTTTATTTCGTTGTCTGTTGGAGTTTCTTTAAATTTGATGTCAAAGGGGGTGTTGTTGCCTTCATTTTTCTGTGTCATAAACTCAGAAAGAATGTCTAATGCTGCATTAATTTCTGAATCCATATCCATTTGTTCGTATTGATTGTATCTTTCAATACGATTTGGATGTCCAATATATACGTCCGGGAGATTGCTTTGATAGTTTCTATATCCAATATCCGGTGCCCGACCACTGCCAATCGGACTGATATTGCTAGGAAGATTGCTGCTCTTAAAATACTTGCGCCAAGTCATAAATTGTTCTCAATGAGTACTGTATTTACCGTGCTTATGCGATGTTGTCTGCTATTCTTTTGGAATAGTCTACATTGTCTTCCATTGCTGCTATCAAGGTATCCATTTTATCAGTGTATTGTTTCATTAGCGACTGTGTTGCTTGACTGTCGGCTGTCATAGTATTTTTTAGTTCAGTTAACGAATTGGTCATTAAATTAGGAGTGTTAAACAACCCGCTGATCATTTGTTCCAAATTGTTGGCGTTATTAGTTGAGCTTTGATCTCTGGAGACTAGATTTTCTAACATACCTGCTGGATTTCTAAAGGCGATTCCCGTTTGGTCATTTCTTGTCAGATCTGACCCTGTTGTGCCACCAGCTAGATTTTCGGATGCATTAGCCCTAGCAGCTGGCATCTGTCCAAATCTATCTACTGCTGCACCAAATCTGTCAGTTGCCCCCGAAAACACAGAAAAATTTGTGCCTAATTCACGTGTGGTATTTTCTGAATTTTGCTGATTTGTTTCTAAATTTCTTTGCAACGTAGAGAACACAGGAGGAATTTCGTCTAACTTTAAAAATTTCATCATTTCTAAAGCCTTTACAGTGTTTTCCATTGCCTGCTGATTTTGCTCTAACAAGGTAGGTAATTTTACTTTGCCTGTTGGCCCATCAATTTCTCCTCCCTGTGTTACTTGCCGGGTCATCCCTGTAGTAAATGCATTTATGTATCCTGGCATCTGAACTTCTCTAAATTTTGTGTCCAATTCTATAACCGACTCTGTCAGGGGATCTGTTCCTCGTTTCTTTAAATCTTCAAATTGCTGTACTGTAGAGCCTAGCTTGTCGGCTAAATCATTTTGACCTTTCTGTCCTTCTTTGACTTGATTCTGAGCCATTGTTACCACTTCGCCAAATTGTCCAGTGGCCAAGTTTACAGCTCCAAGAGTTGGGCCCATGGCTAACCCTTCTTTTTCTAGATCTGCGCCGTACTTTTTCATTCTTTCTGCTTGTCTTTCTTGCAGTTGAGCAGATGTGTATATTCCTTTTTGGAAATCATCAAATGCTTCGTCTAGTACTTTCTTGCGAGTCGGACTTTGTGAAAGCAAAATGTTGAGATTTTTATCAATAATGTTACCATCAAATGCCGTCATCTGCTGCATACCTTTTTGCATGTCTGCCGGCATAAGTTTAATCATGGTCTGAAACTTTTCCATAGCCTCAGGATCTTGGCTTTGTCTCAGCTTGGCTTGCACTGCTAACTGTTCACTAGCCGCTTGTGCTCGAGCTTGTGCTGCTTTGGCATCCTCTCCTGTGTAAGCCGAAAGAGCTTTCATGTTGACCATGTATTTGGCAGATTCTTCTGCCAATTGCTTTGATGTTTTACCCTCCAATGTGCCAGACTGTTGTTGTAAGGCTATATAATCAATTATGCCCTGGGATTGATCTTCGTAACTGATACCCACACGGTAAAGTTGTTCTCTAAGACTTTGGGTGCCATCCACTAACTGATTAAGTTCATGATTGGTTTTACGTACTCTTGCTATACCGCCGTATAGTGACCCACCAAACTGCACCAATTGTTCTTTGTTTTTTGTAATAATGTTGGTTTGTTCGGCTGTGGTTAAAAGCATGGATGCTTGTGCATCTCGCATACCGCGCATACCGTCAGAGTAAGCCATACCGGCTTTTGTTTGAGTTTGATAGGCAATTGTGGTCGCAGATAATTCTGTCCCCAATAAATCATATGCTTTTTTTTGTGCTTCTACTCCCTCTTTGAGCAGTGCTGTAATACCACTGGCAGCAGCGGCACTGACTGCACCTATTCTAGCTGCTGGATTTGGTATCAAGGCCAGACCTTCAGCTGCCAAGGCCAATCCGTTGGACAGTCTGTTTAAAATATCAATATTGCTTTGTATACCAACTTGCTGTTGTCTCAGTGCAGCAGTGGTGCCGCTTACACCTGAAGTATAACTCTCGGCACCAGCAATCACTTGATTCTTAAAATAAGAAACAGCTTCAATTACACCGCCTTTGACAAAGGCGCCGGACATTTGGCCAGCAGCATCGCGCATGATCTGTCCGGCCATTTTGCTTTGTTCAGCCAGCATGGCCTGCCCGGCTGCTGAATTTCTAGCCGAGTCTCGGAGTCCTTCAAATTCAGATTGCAATCGGGATAATGCTTGAGCATTTCCCTGTATAGTTCCAGTGCCTCGTTGCATTTCCATACGCAGCCGAGCCATGCTTTGTCCTACACTTTGTATACTTGCTCGTGAATTACCAGCAGCAGCACCCAGTTGTGATAACGCTTGTAGTGCTTTTTGGACTTCTGCATCAGTCATATTTTTAGCCTATAAATATTCATATATCAATTATTTATAGGAATCAAAAATGGAACAAAAACCAGTCAATCCGCTTCGTGCCCACTTTAGACAACCAGCAATTTATTTGCGTTTGCCCAGTAGTGGTCAATTTTGGAGCAGCGGTCTTGACTTGCCAGAGGTGGGCGAAATACCAGTGTTTCCAATGACAGCCAGAGACGAAATCTTGTTAAAAACACCTGACGCACTGCTAAACGGTCAGGGTGTAGTCGATGTGATACAGAGCTGTTGCCCTAACATTACCAATGCTTGGCATATGCCCAGTGTTGATGTTGACCCAGTGTTGATCGCTATCAGAATTGCATCTTATGGCGGCGAAATGCCAGTGGACACCAAATGCCCACATTGTGGCGAAGAAAACAGATTTGATGTGGATTTAAACACATATTTAGACAATGTTACTGTACCTGACTACACACAAAAAGTGCAAGTGGGGCACATTAGAATCAAACTCAAACCTCAGAACTATGCCAGTGTAAACGAAACAAACAAGATTGCCTATGAAGAACAAAGAGTACTAGAAAATATTGGCGCACCCGACGGTGACGACACAGCAAAGCTGGAAGCTTACAAAAAACACTTGGACCGCTTGATCAAATTGAACGCCAAGTTACTGGTAGACAACACTGAATATATCGAAATTACCAACACAGGCACAGTGGTATCAGAACCAGAATATATTGAAGAATTTTATTTCAACTGCGATAGTGAAATTTGTAAAACCATCAGAGAGAAAATGGAACAGATCAATAAAGAAGGTGCAGTCAAACCTCTAACAGGATCTTGTAACAGTTGTACCAAAGAATACGACATTGCATTGACTTTTGATTATTCAAGTTTTTTCGGCAAAAGCTCTTAACAAAAAACGCCGAAGAAATACTAGGCCTAGTTAAGAGCTACGAAAATCAAGTCAAGCAGATCAAAGACGAACTATTGAGATTTTGTTGGTACATGCGCGGTGGTATCTCTTATTCTGACGCTATGTTATTAAGCGCAGAAGATAGAAAAATCATCAATGAGATTATCAAAGACAATCTAGAAACTGCTAAGAAATCAGGAATGCCATTCTTCTAAGACTAACTTCGTTAGTCTATTGATTTCGCTTTCGCTCATCAATTTGTTTTTTAGATTTCATCCAGATTAATTGGTCACTCTTTGCCCAGGTTGGGCAAAAAATATATTGCACTTCATCCGAGTAGCACAGTCACTAGCGTTAGAGCAATTACAGAGGCGGTTGTCCGGTACCTCGAGCTCCGTTCTTATACAACGGCAATTTGCATAATATACGCCAGCATACTATACAAACCTGCGACATCGCTGTCGCGTCTTTTTAGCCTTTAATTAATCCTGTTCAAACAACTAAATCGCGGCATTTGCGATCTTCATCCCGAAGGGTAGTAGTTGAGTGCTCGTTGTAGCGACGAGGCTTCCATCCCTGCGTATATTTCAACCAGGTATAGGGCACACGATATTGGCTTGTGCTAGCTAGTACTACTTAAATTTTGTTTTTTATGTGGGAGCCATGGACACGGACCTGTATATGTCCGTTATAATAATCATCTGATTCTAAGACTTGGTGTCTAAATTGTTCTCTTGCTTCGATGTAGGAGCATTCTGCTTTTGATTTACAGTAATAAAGTATTTGTCTAGTAAATTTTTCTGGGCCTAGTGTTTGTATGTCTTTTTTGAGTTCGTCGTTTGAGCCATAATAGTCTTGCCAATCGCTGTCGATCTTGCTTCTGATCTTCTTTTTCTTCTTGGTGCCGTTTTTGAGTTTTACTGTTCGTACTGTAGTTTTTGAAAATTTGGCTAGTTTTTTCCCTATGTACTTGCGCCCTGATACAGTATTTGTGATCAAATACACAAATCCCACACAATCTTCGGGAAGCGATTCCACCAAAGTGGATTCAAATAGCCATGACATACAGCTATAATTATCTCTTTACCATTCAGTTGCATATTTTTCAGTTACCAAATCTGACCTACATTTGGTTTGACATTCGCGCCACTTGAATGATTGCAACTCAGTTTCCCAAAACTGATCAGACAAACATTCCTCTAAACTCCACTTATGTAAATTAAATTTTTGCGAAATTTCTTGCCATTCGCTATTGTGATTGTATCTATTTGCTACCCAACAACAAGGGTACAAAAATCCTTGAGCAGAAATATATAGTCCTTTGTTTCCTATACTACACAGTGGTGTAATTAATTTATTTTCTTTTACAGCATTATATAACGTGTAGTTAATGGCAGAAACAGGATTAGAGCGAAAGGTAAAATCAGTGATTTCTCGCTCAAAACGTTCGCTGCTGCTAATAAACTTGTCAGTGGGCTGTAGACGATCATTGGGGCCGTATGCAGGATAAATTTTAGCAAATTTTGTGCTACGAGTTAGTTGAAATCTATCCACGCCTAGTCGCTTGGCCCATAGTTTTAATGTTTCAAGTGCATTTTCGTTAAATTTGAAAGCAATAGCCGCCCACACTATTTGCACGTTACTGCTAGATCTAAGTACTTGAATGCCTTCAATAATGCTATTCCAATCGCTGTTTTCTCTATATAACTTGTTAGAAGCGTGGTCATATCCGTCAATGCTAAAGTGTACACTATCAATACCAGTAAGAACATTGCCCAAGTCTTTCCACCATTTGGGTTTTTTGTGACTACCGTTGGTAACGATAACAATTTCTACTGTGGGTTTAACGTCCTTGATATATCTGATAACAGGAATCAAATCGTGTGCATAGATAGGATCGCCGTCGTCCCCACAAAAAGTAATTTTTTCAACGTTAGATTTTATAAATTCTGGAGTGAAGTTACGTTGGAAAAACTCTAAGTCTAGTTCAGTGTTAACTAAAGTGCCAGGCACTTCCTGCCTAGCACATCGAGGACAAGCTAGTGTACATTTACTGCTAATTTCAATATGAAAGTGCCAAGTTGCTAAAGTCATACTATTTCGACGTCAGTGTTGTAACTTGTAAATCCGTTTTCTTTGACTACACTAAGAACATTATTAACACGCCCGGCTAATTCATCTTTGTGTGATACCAACCACACACTGCGATTACCTTCGCGTGCCATTTTCTTTAAGATTGCTAGGCTGTTTTCTACACCTGAACTATCCATACCAGTATCAATGACTTCGTCAATGAATAGCAGATTAATAGGTTGATACAAACTTTCCCATACATCTCGGAACGCCCAACTTAAACTTAATATTAACCTGTTACGTTCGCCGCGGCTCAAGTTGTCAAAGTCTAGTTCTCTACCCAGTTCTTCGATGCTGACAGAGAGATCATTCTGGAATTTTACAGTGTGTGGTAACCCAATTCGATCTAGATATTGACTCAATCTTGCATTTAAATAGCTTAAATTTTGATCAATGATACGTTTACGTATAAAACTATCTTTATTGGTTAACAATTTAAGCAAGAACTCTTGATGTTCTTTGAGATTAGTAAGTTCATTGATAGCATCATAATCTATTTCTTCTAGTGCCTGAATTTCCATTTCTTGAATTTGTTCTGCATACGGATCGTGTGCATTTGCCAATGTTTCTAGTTGTTGTTTTAAATTGGCAACAGTATGTTTATGATTAATTGCATCTTCTTTCTTGTCATAAAACACACGAGGTATAGGCCCTATATCACCTATTAAAGCCAGGGCGTCAATATGTGAATGTAATTGTTCATCGTTGGCAAGATACTGCAACGAAGTTTCTTTGAGAGTTTTTCTCATATTCGTTAATACTTCCTCTAGCTTGTCGTCGTGCATTGTTTGTCCGCAAGCATAGCATTCGTGCTTTTCTAGAGTTTCTATTTCTTTTTTTAGTTTATCTAACGCCTTTAATATTCTAACCTGATCAGTTTCGCAAGCAACTTTCCAACGATTAATTTCTGTGGCCTTTTTAGTTTTTTCATTAAATGTGTCTAACGCATCGTGATTGGCTAATTCTTGTTCGATATCAATATCCGCAACAACATCTAGTGCCGTGCGTACTTCGTTAATATCATTTAAATTTTTATTAATCCATAATTGTCTACGACGCCGAGTCGCTTCTATTTGTTCTTGTATACGTGTGTTAGCATCTGTCACTGCTTTAATACGATATTCTTCTGCAGTAATTGCATCTTTGGTCTCTTTTAATTGCTCTTTAAGAGTATCTGCCTTTTCACTTAAAGTGGTAATACCTAACAGTTGCTCAATTATGGTTCTTTGGTCATTGGATTTTAATGCAAGAAACGGTTCAGTATAAGTGTTTAGCGCAACAATATGTTTAAACATATCGTGACTCATTCCCAACATACGTTCAATAGCAGCTTGTGTTTCTCTGCTGTCGCCTTGGCTTTCGTCGGTAATTTGCTGTTCTTGCCCGCCAATATAAAATGCCATTGTATTTGGTTTACGACCGCGTTCAATTTTATATTCAATATTGTCTTTTTCAAATTCAATCGTGACCAACATATTCTTACCGTTTGTTTTATTGATAAGATTATCTTTTTTAATACTTGTCAGTGCCGATCCATACAGGGCGTAAGATAATGCATTAATAATTGTGGTCTTGCCAGTTCCGTTCCGCGCTCCAGTATCATCGCCTCCAAGATCTAGATTTTGTCCTAGAACCAAGGTCAAATCTTTGCGATCAAATTGAATTGCTTGTGTGGCATTGCCCACACTCATAAAATTTTTTACTGATAAAGTTTTTATTTGGAACATTAAATAGTCTTCAATTGTTTAACAAGATCTTTTTTGCTATAATTTTTTTGATAGTGCATTAAATTATAATCTAGAATATACTGCATTTTAGCACACATTTGTTGTAATTGCATAAGGTTCATTGAACAAATTGAATGAACAATTTCAAGTAATTTTTCCATTCGTTTATTTGGATCCTGAATATCGTCGTAACTCTCATCCCAAAAATCATTAAATGTTTTGAATCCTAATTTCTTCAATTGTGCTATCGATCCCGGCGCACCAACTACAACAAATGGTCGCTTGTGTAAAAAAGCTCTGAAAGTTTTTTCGGTTATTATTGGATATGGGTAAACAAAAATTGTTTCTACTGCAATATACAGAAAGGCAGATTTTATTGATGGAATAATAAATCTATTAGATCTTTCGTTTGGGTTACCATCGATTATTGGATTCTTAAAGGTGCTATCAAAATAGTTATTATGCAATTGATACAAAAGTTTAATGCGATCATTCAAAGACCAAAATTCATTATGACATATAGGAGGATCAGTGACTAAAAAATCTATATTATGTTCATTGACAAAGTCGTCGATTGCCGGAATAAATGATTTAATGTGAGTATCTTCGGCTTTGTTTGCAAAATGCCAACTTAGAAGTCCTTTATCCAATAGATCTAAATTACGTAATCCGGATAAAAAAATTATCCTATGAATTCTTTTTTGACCATTTAGACAAATGTAATGTTTTTTTATACTGCCTAGGTCGAGGTCAGTATCATTGGCTTCAGAGCTGGTTTGTAGTTGTTGATAACTACTTTCAAACATATTTAAAAAGCTTGCATCTATATTACGCAAATACAAAAATTTTTCTATTTCGGCTTTTAAACCATAATGATTGGTAAAGAAAATAAAAAAAGACACCGGAATATCTAAAGCAACAATTATTCGTAAAAGATTATATAGAGTAAAGCCAAATCCAGTATGTTCCTGGTAATAATCTGTATCATAATGATAAATTAGTATTCTATCATTGGCATCGTAGTTTTCTTTTTTAAAAGATTTTAGTAACAAGTATAAAGCTCTAGGGTGTTGATAGATATCAGCCAAATCAACAATGCCTACAATATTATATTTTGCCCTAACATAATTTAATATAACAGGCCAAGGTTCGTTTTTATATTCAAACATTTAAAAGAACACTCTTGACAAATTCACTGTGAGCAACTGTGTCTGGATGATTGTCAGTTATAGTAAAATTTTTTTCTTTCACAAAACTTAAAAATCCACTACGCTCCTTGTAAAATATAAATTGATCAAAATCAATTAAATCAAACATTTTTGTATATTCTATAGATTCGTCACTGTTGTTAATTGGTTGTTCTACTGTGCAATCTATGTCATATGCGGTAGTAAAAAAATAGTCAAATTTTTGTAGTTTTAGATAGGTTTGTATACTGTGTACATTAAACCAATAATTAATCAAAGAATATGTTTTGTTGTAAAAATATTTGTACCAATATTTTTTATCCCCTCGTGGCTCGCCTCCGGTTAGGGAGTATCCGTTTGTATATGATGTTGTTCCGTCTAAATTTATTAATTCTGGGCGACCGTTACCTTGCCAATTGGTTACATTTAACAAGTTATTTTTAAGTGGATGCGAAGAATCAACGTAGTAATCAAATCTGTCAGAACTTGGTAACATAATACCAACTAACGTAGTGTCGGGGTCACATTGAGTCAAATGAGTAATTAAACGTTTAGATATAAAATCCATGCCAGCACCTCTAGCACCAATGTTAACTAAATTATATCTAAGAGAATTCGACAAGTAATCAGGCCAGGTTTTTTGATAATAATCTTTAGTAAAGCTACACCCGGCTGCTACTAAAGTTTTGATCATAAGTGTCTATATATTTCCAATAATAGATTATTATTATACTGTTTGCTTTCAATATTGGTAAGTTGATTGGTAACTATAGTATCTACACTTTCAAACATAATATTACCCGAGGTGTCATAATTTATATCATCGCTAACGACTTTTTGAGGAATAAGAGTTAATTCTCTCAGTTTATAAGTATCGATGAATGTTTCTTTGATAAAATTAGCTTCTTCATAACTAAGATCCACGTCAACATTGATACGAATGTGCATACCTTTCTGCAACATTTTTTCTGTATTAATTAACACATCACTGAGTTGATACACACGATACCTGGGCTGCCCGGGCCACGCATGATATTCCGGTTCCTTGCCCCATTCTAATACCATCATGCCACGTTCGTCGTCGTGATTGTCTGCATAGTTGTGCGGAAAACAATTGCCAATATAAGTGATATTCTTGTGAGTTTGTCGTTTATGAAAATGTCCAGTGAACACACGTTCAATGCCCACAAAGTCTTCACGTTTCACATCACCGTGGTCAGGCATCTGCACCATCGCATTCATATAGAAGTGGGGTAGTTCAAAATGCCCAAACATGTATTTTGCATTTAGTTTCGGAATCCGCTTATAATCATCACCTACAAGCCAAGGAGCAATAACCACGTCGCCGTCAATATGCCAATCGTTACATATGACCACATTTGGAAGATGCCGAGCCCACTCCACACTCTGTACATCACGTTTGTCGCGATAATAAAGATCGTGGTTGCCAGGGATAAAATAAACAGCGTCAAAATTTGCATTCAAGTGCTCCAGGGCTCTGAGACTGTAGTTGAGTGTAACAATGTTAATACTTGCACGATTGTTGTGCCAGTCTCCGAGAAAAAATGCTGTTTCGCACCCTTCTTCTTTGGCCTTGGCCGTAAACCATTTGACAAAATTCAAGCAATCGTCATTATGAGTTTGACTGTTACTCTTAAGGCCAAAGTGTATATCTGTGCAGACTGCTGCTTTTTTAAATAGATTAGACATCTGTATAGTTTACTATTTTATAACAAAGTAAGTCAAATTTAATCGTCGCTGTATTCACCGGAAGGAGCACCACCTCCCCACGAGCCCAAACCTTGTCTGGTATAACTGGGAGTTAGCCCGTTCATTTCAAGAATATCATCTCGAAGATTCTGGTTGCGCTTTTCAATGTTAAGGACTCGAGTAAAGCTATTAGTAATAGCAGCAGTATAATAAGCAAAAGGATTTTGTGATTTGCTTTCATCAAATTGTAATCCTATCTGAGATAGTTGAAGTAGTGCCTGGCTACGCATTTCGTCGTTGTAGGTATAACCGCGCCAGTTCGAGCGAGTAGCATATCTTTCGCACAGCTTCATAAACATATGAGCCAACGTTCTGGTCATTGTGCCGTGGTCTCTAGAAAAACTTCCAGTGACCAAATCGCCTTGCCAATGGCTTTTTCCTACACAATAAAAATCACCATTTTCGTCAATTCGATAATGTTGGAACGGCGGAAAATTTACCTTAACAAATTTTGTATTGACTGCGGCATCCAATTGATCATCATATTCAGTTATTGTGGTGTCTTCGTCGTCTACCACAATTGCTTTAGATTTCTTTGATTTTGCAGTATCAACTGGTATATGTTCCCAAGTCATTACACGAAAAACTATATCTACGGTGGCAATTTTACTGGGTTTAATAGAAAAATCATCCAGTTTTAACTTGGTTGTACTAGTGGACTGTGCAGCATCGTAAGCAGCCCTTCCTAGTCTTTCGGCCCTAAGTTTACGACCTTCTGCTATATTTTTTTTATTAATCTTGTCTGTACTAGGCAAAATTATATCATAATACCCGTCTTCGGGGGTCAAAAATGAGCAATAACTTAGCTTACTTTTGTGTATTTCTTTAAGAATATCTCTGTTGTTCAGGTAATTGTGTTTCATTCGTTTCCTTTAAATACCGTGTTAATTTAACAAATAAATAATAAAAAAGCAAGAGGAATACATAATGCCAGTAGTAAATCAGGTACAATACTCACAAGATGTTGCATTTAATCAGGGCGGCGGCGCAACTGGCCGAAGTTTTATGGCTCAAACAAATCAATCAATTGTGAACGCAATTACTAAAAGCCCAAATAACGGAAACCAAACTACTACAGCGGCCAGTGTAGAACCAAGCGATAGTAGACTAAGCAAAGCCAACCTAAAAAAAGGAGGAGAAGTAGTAACTAAAGCATCAACACAAGATCCCAGTGTACAATTTGGAACAACAGATGAGTCCGGTAACGATTGGCGTGTACGCATTAGTATCAATCCTAATTCTAAAATTTTGTACAATGATCCCGATATAACATCAAAAGTTTCTGGATTACTGGCTCCTCTAAGACACACCGACGGTTTTATTTTTCCTTATGTGCCATCGGTGACTGTGTCTCATGCAGCTTCTTATACTTCCGTTCCTTTGACACATTCAAATTATGCTCAATATTTCTATGATTCGAGCTCAGTGGGATCTATTAGTATTTCAGGAGAATTTACTGTTCAAAATTTAAGCGAAGCAAAATATTTTCTAGCAGCCATTTACTTTTTCCGAGCTTGTACAAAAATGTTTTATGGTGTGACTAAAGATTATCAAGGAAGTCCACCTCCAATTGTATACTTAAACGGATATGGTCAACACTATTTACCTAATGTTCCGTGTGTGGTCACTAATTTTAGCCATGTCATGCCCAATGATGTTGACTACTTGGAAGTAAACACCACGCAATCAATCGACACTTCTACTAGAAAAAATGCTCCAGCCGCAGTAGGTACACCGGCCGGGCTTGCAGCAGCCACTACCGGAGGCGGATATGCAAGTAGCGAAATTACCACAGAAACAATCAATACCGCATTCAATCGTGTTCCAACAGCCAGTACTTTGAGCTTGACGTTACAACCAATTATTAGTAGATCGCAAGCAATCAGATTTGATTATAAAGAATTTGCAAGAGGGGGATTAATAGTTGGAAAAGGTAATCCGTTCCCTGGAGGATTTCTATAATGGCACAAAATAAGTATCCATCTTCGAGTCCATATTTTAACACAAATGTTTTTGGAAATTTTTTAGATGTCATGATCGACAGGCCTATCACAAAATTGCCTGATGATGCATTGTATGAAATTGACAGTGTGTATGAATATAGGCCTGATCTATTAGCAGCGGACTTGTATGGCACAAGTGCGTTATGGTGGGTGTTTGCACAACGTAACCCAAATGTATTAATTGATCCAATGATGGATTTTGTGGCTGGTACAAGAATTTATATTCCCAAATTGGATACATTAAAACAAGATCTAGGAGTATAATTGGTGGCAAAATTTGACCCAGTAAAAGCGGCTACACTTAGTTCTTTACTTAAACAAGGTGTTCCAGAAGACGAGGCACTTCGAAAAGCAGGAATCACAGACGACGATTTTGGTATTTACGTTGAAGATGATGTGGTTGGAAGTCCAACACGAGGACAGATTATTCCAGGACCAGGGTACTCAGAAGCAGAACAAGCTCGAGCAGCACAGCGACAGCAACGAGCCGCACAAGATAGCAAAGCATGGGCCGACGACGAAATAAAAT